TGAAAATTGGCTAAGAAAAAGATTCTTGCTAGATAAAAAATCTCCAGAAGACATTGCAAAAGAATGTGGTGTCTCTGTTGAAACTGTGTATGTATACCTTGGAAAATTTGGATTAAGAAAAAGCAGGAGAAAATAATGGCTGAATACCCGTCAGAAGCATTCTTTGTAAATAAGAATGAAGATAAGATTAAAAAGATTCTTGAGCTTTCTAAGACTGCCCCAGCTGGGTATAGTATTCTTGCTGCCTGTTTAGAAATTACAGAAATGTTGTTAGAAAAAAATGTGGCATATGGAAACTCTGCTCTTAATCCTATTCGAATCTTTAGCAATGCAGATGATATGGAGCAGTTAAATGTTCGTATTGATGATAAGTTAAATAGAATTAAAAACAAAAAGCTATACGCAGGTGACAATGATGAAGATGATTTAATTGGGTATCTATTACTAAAGAAGGCTAAAAAGCGTGGCTAAAAAGAAAACTATATTTAATGACAAGTTTGAAAGAAAATCTTTGATGGTAACTGAAAGTGGTCACGAAATAAGCGAAGGCGACCTTATAAAGATTGCTGGAGAATATGGTGCTACCTTTAAGTTCAAAAGTCTTGTAAAAAATCCTGCAAATGGTGTAGAATGGATAGACTGCTTTCAAATGTTTAAGGACATATCTGGACCAACAAGGTCTTTTTATCCTGACAGAGTAAAGGCAGTAAAGAAGAGAGGTAAGCGTGTCAAGCGAAGCAGCGTTAGTTAATCATTTAGACCTTGTTAACAAGGTTGCTTCAGAGTACCTGAAAGGATCTGATGCCTCAGAGATTTCAAAAATACTTGACATTCCAAGAGTAAAAGTTACTGAACTTCTTACTGACTGGAGAGTGATGGCTGCTAACAACCAGGCAATTCATGCTCGTGCAAAAGAGGCACTTGCTGGTGCAGACCAACATTTTTCATCTTTAATTAAAAAAGCATATGAAGTTATTGACTCTGCAGACACTACTGCAAACTTAACAGCAAAAACTACATCTATTAAACTTATTGCTGATATCGAAAGTAAAAGACTTGAGATGTTGCAAAAAGCAGGACTACTTGATAATCAAGAACTTGCTGATGAACTTTTAGAAACAGAAAGAAAACAAGAAATACTTATAAGTATTCTTAAAGAAGTTACTTCATCCTGTGAATCTTGTAGACCAAAAGTTTTAACAAAACTTTCTCAAGTTAATGAGGGTGGGGTAGTTGTAATTGACAATTGATATTAGTGAATTTATGGAGGCTCTTGATGAGTCACCGTTTTCAGAAACCCCCGTTGACGTTGTAACATTTGTTACAGGTGAAAAGTATTTAAATCAACCAGACTTGTCAGAGTATCAATATACTCTTGTTGAATGTATGAGCCAAATCTATCAAGAAAAAGATATTATTAGATATATGGGTGAAGAAGCTGGTAAAGAACACTATAAAAAATATACTAAGAGTGAAATTATTATGCAGCTTGGAAAAGGTAGTGGAAAAGATTATACCTCTACTGTAGGATGTTCTTATTTAGTTTATAAACTGTTATGTTTAAAAGATCCTTCAAGATATTTTGGTAAGCCATCTAACGATGCTATTGATATTATGAATGTTGCTATCAATGCTCAACAAGCAAAAAACGTTTTCTTTAAAGGATTTAGAAGTAAGATAGAAGGCTCTCCCTGGTTTGCAGGAAAATTCTCTCCACCAAAGATTGATAGTATTGAATTTGACAAGGCTATTACCGTATACTCTGGTCACTCAGAAAGAGAGTCTGCTGAAGGTCTAAACTTGATGCTTGCAATTCTTGATGAGATTTCTGGATTTGCAATGGAATCTGCAAGTGGAAATGATCATGCTAAGACTGCTGATAATATCTATAAAGCATTCCGTGGATCTGTTGACTCTCGCTTCCCAGACTTTGGCAAGGTAGTTCTTCTTTCATTCCCTCGTTTTAAAGGTGACTTTATTTCCACAAGGTACGAAGATGTTATTGCAGAAAAAGAAACTATTGTAAGATCTCATGAGTTTATCTTAAACCCAGTCCTATCAGAAGATGATCCACAAAATAAGTTTACTGTAGAGTGGGACGAAGACCACATAAACTCGTACAAACTTCCTGGAGTATTTGCACTTAAAAGACCAACTTGGGAGATTAACCCTACAAGAAAAATTGAAGATTTTAAATTAGCTTTCTTTACAGATATGCCAGATGCACTAATGCGTTTTGCCTGTATGCCAACCACATCCTCTGATGCCTTTTTTAAAAATAGAGAAAAGCTTGGAATGGCATTTAAAAAGCATAATCCTATTGATGTTGGCAAAAGAATAGAAGAATCATTTCAACCAGACCCTGAAGTAACTTACTACGTTCATGCTGACTTAGCACAAAAACATGACAAGTGTGCAGTATCTATCTGTCATGTTGATAAATGGGTAAGCCTACAATCGTTTAATGGATACGAACAAGTGGTTCCATTCATTGTAGTTGATGCTATTGTTTATTGGGAGCCTAGAAAAGAAGGTCCAGTAGATTTATCAGAAGTAAAAAACTGGATTATTAATTTAAGAAGGCTTGGATTTAATCTTGGCTTGGTAACTTTTGACCGTTGGAACTCTTTTGATATTCAAAGAGACCTAACTAGTGTAGGAATAAAAACAGAAACTTTATCGGTAGCTAAAAAACATTATGAAGATTTGTCCATGCTTATTTATGAAGAAAGAATAGTTTTACCTCTAATAGATTTATTACTTGAAGAAATGCAGGAACTTAGAATTATGAATAATAATAGGGTAGACCACCCAAGAAAGAAATCTAAGGACCTTGCAGATGCAATGTGTGGATCTGTTTATAATGCAATAAGCCACACAAGAAGAGAAAAGATTCAGGAAGTAGAAATTCATACATACAAGTCTCGTCCTAAAGTTGACAAGGATGCTGAAAATATGGTAAAATCTAAACCTGAGATGACAGAAGATATTAAAGAATATCTTATAAATTTTAATTTAATTTAATAGAAATGGAAAAAATAATGAGTAAAAGAGTTCTTTTAACAGGTGCAAGTGGTTTTGTTGGAAGCCATGTGCTTAGACACTTGCTGGTGAATACAGATTGGTTTATAGTTTGTCCAACAACATTTACACATAAAGGTTTAACAGATAGAATTAATGTTGCATGTGACGACTTCCCCGATGCTTACAAACGTATTAAAGTAATTAAGACAGACCTTACTGCTCCAATTTCTCCAGTAACATCCCATGCGTTTGGTCAAATTGATTATGTGATTAACGTAGCAAGTGAAAGTCATGTTGATAGGAGCATTGAAGAGCCTACTTCATTTATTTTAAATAACGTATCTTTAATATGCAATCTTCTTGATTGGGCAAGGGTTGCGAAGCCAGAAAAGTTTTTGCATATATCAACTGATGAGGTTTACGGTCCTGCAAAGCCTGGTCATTCTCATAAAGAATGGGAAGATCAATATTTCCCAAGCAATCCCTACTCTGCTTCTAAAGCAGCACAAGAGAGTATTGCATTCTCTTACTGGAGAACGTATGGCGTTCCGATAGCAATTACAAATACTATGAACATTATTGGTGAGACTCAGGACACTGAAAAGTTTATGCCAATGGTAATTAAAAAAGTTCTTAATGGAGAGACTATGAAGATTCATGCATCCTCCGAAGGTGAAATTGGAAGTCGTTTTTATCTACATGCTAGAAATCAGGCAGACGGTCTTTTGCATGTTCTTAAGCAACATTTCCCAGCTTATGGGGAATCTGAAGTTCCAGCAAAGTTTCACATTGTTGGTGAAAAAGAAGTGGACAACCTAGAGATGGCTCAGATGATTGCAAAAGCAGTTGGAAAACCTTTGAAGTATGAACTAGAGGACTTCCACTCTTCTCGTCCAGGTCACGACTTAAGATATGCTTTAGATGGAAAAAAGATCGCTGATACTGGATGGGTATCTCCAATGCCACTAGAAGAATCTATTAGAAAGACGGTTGAGTGGACTCTTAAGCATCCAGAGTGGCTAAGTTTGTGAAAGAATATTTAGCAAATAATTATATTTGCTTTGATGATATTTTAATGGTTCCACAGTATTCAGAAGTTACAAGCAGACTTTCTGTTGATTTTAAAATGAATGTGGGTGGCTATACCTGGCTAGATTTGCCAGTAATAGCCTCTCCCATGGACACAGTTTGCGAAAAAGATATGGCAATTGCAATCGCTGAATCTGGTGGAATTGGAATCATTCATAGGTTTATGTCTGCAAAAAATCAGATAAAAATGGTTAAGGATGTTTTTAATTATAACGATCTTAAGCTCCCTGTTGGTGCAGCACTATCAAGTACCTTTATTGAAGAGCATGTAGAAAAGCTTATTGATGCAGGAGTATCTATGCTTTTAATTGACACTGCAAATGGTCATAGTAAGATGGCAATTGATGCAACTGTTAGATTAAAGAGTGTTGTAGGTGATAGAGTTCATATTATGTCTGGAAATGTGGCAACAGTAGAAGGCTATGTTGCCCTAGATGCTGCAGGTGCTGATTCTGTTAGAGTTGGCATTGGTGGCGGTAGCATGTGCACAACAAGAATAGTTTCTGGTCATGGTATCCCAACACTGTCTTCAATTATAAACGTGCGAGAAGCAAAAGATAAGTTTAACTTAAATGCTGCAATAGTAGCAGATGGTGGAATTAGAAATACTGGAGACATGGTTAAAGCATTTGCAGCAGGAGCAGATTCTGTAATGCTAGGCTCAATGCTTGCTGGAACCGATGAGTCTCCAGGATCTTTGCATTTTGAAGGAGACAAAAAGTTTAAATCTTTTAGAGGGATGGCAAGTAAAGAAGCT